TTAATCGCTGCGGCAGTAGTTTGGATTGACGAATACAGTGAAATAGATGTTGAAGAAATTGAAATAACGGAACATTAAATGGAATTTATATGCAGATAGAGCAGCTAAAGGTAGGGGATTTAATTCCTTACGTTAATAACTCAAGAACGCACTCAGATGAACAAGTTATGCAAGTGGCGTCTAGCATTAAAGAGTTTGGTTTTACTAACCCAATATTGATTGATGATGATGGTGGCATCATAGCTGGTCATGGGCGGCTAATGGCGGCTAAGAAGCTAGGGTTAGATGAAGTGCCATGTATAAGGCTAGGTCATTTATCAGAAGCGCAGCGTAAAGCCTACGTTATTGCTGATAACCAGTTGGCACTAAATAGTGGATGGGACTTAGATTCTTTGCGTGTTGAAATTGAGCGTTTAGATGAACTTGATTTTGATATGGGATTACTGGGCTTTGATGCCGATGTTATTACTAAGCTGCTAGACATTGAGGCTGAATTGCCAGAATTGCCCGATGGAGATAGAGACCCTTTTCAGCAAAAGACGTTTACATTGCACGATGAACAAGCCGCAGTTATTGATGATGCAATTTTAAAAGCTAAAACAAGCCCTTTAATTGATACAGGTTTAAACGAAAACAGCAACGGAAACGCCATTGCTTGGATATGTGAAAACTGGCTGGAGTCACAAAATGGGGAAAGCTAAAGATATATTTATAAAGCCCATTAAAGCAAGGGTGGCTAATGACGTTATAAAGAAAATCCATTATAGCGGCAAGGTAGTGCCTAACAGTCAAATACACTTTGGAGTTTTTCTTGATGGCAAACTTGAAGGGGCAATGCAGTTTGGACCAAGCATAAATAAGAAAGGCACAATGAACCTAGTCAAAGGCACAGGGTTTAATGAATTTATTGAGCTCAACAGAATGGCCTTTAGTGATGTATTGCCCAAGTACAGCGAATCAAGGGCTATTGGCATTACTATGCGGCTAATCAAAAAATTGTACCCACAAATTAAATGGGTTATTAGCTTTAGTGACGGCACTCAATGCGGTGACGGCACAATATACCGAGCCAGTGGTTTTCACCTGGTAGACATTAGAGAAAGTGATGCACTTAGGTTAAACCCCAAAACAGGCAAGGTGGTACACGTCATACAAGCCCACCACTTAATGATTACCAAAGAATTTAAACATTGGGAAAAGACCAAAGGCTACCAATTAAAATACATTTACTTTATTGATAAATCATACAAAGAGGGACTAACAATGCCCATATTACCATTTTCTGATATTGACAAAAGAGGCGCTGGAATGTATAAAGGTATTAAGCGTGTAAAGCAGGCTACTGATGGGAACCCCCTATCAAGCGGCGGTGCGACACCGACCGACACGCTCCATCTTTCTGAGGTTCTCTCATGAAAGAAATCAAAGACAAAAAACCACCACACAGGCCCAAAGGCTCAACCATTCCTATTGATTGGGGACAGGTTGATAAGATGTGCGCTATTCAATGCACAGGTGAAGAAATAGCAGGGGTGTTAGACATTGATTACGACACCCTAGCTAGTGCTTGCAAAAGGGAACATGGCCTGCTTTTTTCGGAGTATATCGGACAAAAGAAATCAGGTGGTCGTATGAGTTTAAGGCGCATCCAATACTCAACCGCTATGGAAGGTAATGCAACCATGCTGGTATGGCTAGGTAAGAACTGGTTAGGGCAGACGGATAAGATGGACACCACATCTAGTGACGGCTCCATGACACCGCCAACGACTATTAACCTGGTTGCTAAAGAGTTTGAGAATCTTTAATGACTGAAATAGATATTGAACTGCCACCAAAACTAATTCCTATCTTCCAAGGGGAGGCGAGAATCCGCGCAGCCTTTGGAGGTCGGGGTGGTGCAAAATCGAGAGCCTTTGCATTAATGACTGCGGTGTGGGGATTTAAATTTGGCATGAGTGGTCGCACTGGTCAGATACTTTGTCTGCGTCAATACATGAACAGCCTCAGTGAATCATCATTTGCTGAAATAAAGAACGCTATACAGGCAGTGCCGTTTTTAAACAATTATTATGATTGTGGCGATCACTACATACGCAGCAAAGACGGGCGTATTAGTTACTCATTTGCAGGCTTAACACGCAACATCGACAGCATTAAGTCAAAAGCCCGTATCTTGTTAGCGTTCATCGATGAAGCAGAAACAGTCAGTGAAGAGGCGTACATGAAGCTAATGCCGTCTATTCGTGAAGAGAATAGCGAGTGTTGGATTATCTGGAATCCGCAGTCTAAAACATCAGCGACAAATATACGCTTTCGCGAGAACAAGCCTGCCGATTGCAAAATCACTAAAATAGGCTGGCAAGACAACCCCTGGTTCCCAGAAGTTTTAAATAAGCAACGCTTAGAAGATTTAGAACAGCGACCTGATACCTATGGTCATGTGTGGGAATCCGATTTTCTTGAGTTCCCAGAAGGTGCGTTTTGGATACGAGAAATTAACCAGGCTCAATCAGATGGGCGTATAGGCAAGCTGCCAGTAGTTGCCTCACACCCTTGCATGACGTTTTGGGACATCGGCAGTAGTGACGGCTGTGCAATATTCGTTGTGCAGAAGGTTGGGCTTGAGTACAGGTGTATAAATTTCTATGAAGCATGGAATGAACCATATAGTCATGCGGTTAAATGGTTACAAAGTTTGGACTTAGTGTTTGAAGATATGTATTTGCCACACGATGCCGATCATAAACGGCAAGGCGAACTAAAGAATAAAAGCCCCAAGGATATGCTTAAACAACTTATGCCTGGTGCAAACTGGCGAATAGTTCCACGAATCCAAGAACTAAACTGGGGTGTGCAACAGACTGCCGATATGTTTCCGTATATTTGGATTGATGATGAAAAGTGTGCAGCAGGGCTAGAACACCTCAAAGCCTACAGACGCAAATGGTCAAACAGTGAGCAACGCTGGTCGCACATACCCGATAAAAGCGAGGGCCACAGTGAAGCCGCAGACGCACTACGACAAATGGCTCAAGCCTTTGCAGCAGGGGATTTGGGCAGAACTAAGAAAAAACATCGTGGAGCATTAAAACGGAATGTTAAAGGACTAGCATAATATGGTATAATGCGCTAACAATTTTGGGGGATGCACCATGATTACCAAAAAGCCTAAGAAAAAATCTGTGAAAAAGCCAATCAAGAAGGGTGGGTATTCTTTGTAATGGCTATCTCAACATTTACAGAGTTAAAAACATCAATCGCTAATTTCTTAAATCGTGATGATCTAACGGCTACTATTCCTGATTTCATATCGTTGGCTGAATCGTCAATCAATAATGAGATTAGACACTGGCGCATGGAGACACGCGCTGAGACAACCATTGACAGCCAGTTTACAGGCATACCCACCGATTGGTTATCGACTATAAGATTTCACCTGGTTACGACAGGCACTAGCAGTTTAGATTTTATGTCTCTGGCGACTATGCAAGCAAGCCGAGCAGCGCGTAACAACTCCACAGGCACACCAACCAACTACAGCCTTAACTCGTCACAGTTTGAAGTATTCCCAACGCCTGATGGTTCGTACAGCGCGATACTGATGTATTACGCCAAGATACCCACACTTTCGGATTCAGCAACCACTAACTGGTTGTTAACCCATCATCCAGACATTTATCTGTATGGCGCATTACTACACTCTGCGCCATATCTTAAAGAAGATGAACGCGCTCAGACTTGGGCTGCTCTTTATTCTGCTGCTGTGGCTAGAGTTAATACCGCAAGCAGTCGTTCAACAGCTAGTGGCTCTGGCCTTAGATTAAAAATAGGTGCTTATTAATATGTCATTCACGACTTTTCTTGAAAACGAAGTATTAGATCATGTGTTTCGCAATGCGGCATACACGCCACCCTCTACTGTTTACATTGGGTTGTACACATCAGCCACAGGCGCAGGCGGTACAGGCACAGAAGTATCGGGCAATGGCTACACACGAAAAGCTATGGCTTTTGATGCGTCTGTATCGGGTGCAATCGACAATACGGCTGCTGTTGAGTTTCCAACGGCTACGGGCGTCTGGGGAACCATTACGCATACGGCAGTATTAGATGCTGCTACAGGCGGCAATATGCTTGCTGAGACAGCGTTAACAGCGAGTAAGCCCATTGGCAGTGGTGATGTGTTTCGGTTCCAAGCTGGCGAATTTGACATAACCCTAACCTAGAATGAATGGTTATGGCGCAGCATATTATGGCATCAATATTTATGGGCAGGCTGCTTATGTAGATGCTGCTGCCATTGTTGCTGCTGCTTCTGCTGTCACGGCTACGGCTCAACAGGTTTTTCAAGCTAGTGCTGAGATTGATGCAGTATCAGCAGTCACGGCTAATGGGCAAAAGTTTGGTCATGCCAGCGCAGTAATAGAAGCTGTAAGCACAGTAACGGCTACTGGACAGGACATAGGACAAGGGCAAGCGTCTATTGAGGCGGTAAGCACTGTTACGGCTACAGGCGCAATGGTGGTGTCTGCAAGCGCAGTTATTAACGCTGTGTCGGGTGTAACAGCAAATGGTACGGCTATTATGTTTGGTTCGGCTGCTATTAACGCAGTATCAGGCATGACGGCAACAGGGCGTTATAAGTATGAGCCATTGCCGATTGATGTAGCAACATGGGCTACCAAGCCAACAGATAGTGCAACCTGGACAACCTTGTAAAAGATTAACGAATAGGAAAGTAAAATGGCAGATACAACCACACCCAATTATGGCCTAACTAAACCAGAGGTTGGTGCTTCCGAGGATACTTGGGGTACGAAAATCAACACTAACCTTAATCTTATCGACACCCAAATGAAGGTGTCTGATACTCGTTCTGCTGCTAACACTACTGTTGCTAATGCTGCTTTGCCCAAGGCAGGCGGTGCGTTATCTGGTGATGTGACCAACACCTCCACAGGCTCATTTCAAGTATCACAAGGTACTACGGCACAGCGTCCAGCAGGCACAGCTAATGGTCGTTTACGCTACAACTCTACTGAGGCAGCTTTTGAGGGTTACACAGCCGCAGGGTGGGGTGAGATTGGCGGTGGTGGTAGCAGTTTAGGTACTGATTCTATAATTAGAACCAATTTGAAGACCATAGGTGAGAACATTACTTTTGTAGGCAATGAAAACGGTTCTACCGTTGGGCCTGTCGAAATACAAAATAATTTCACTGTGACGGTCACAAACGGATCAACTTGGATAATTCTTTAGGAAACGACTATGCCAATTACAATTAAAAATTCAGCAGGCGGTGGAGTTACTTTAGATTCCACTACCACCTCAAACGAGACATTACAGTTACCTTCTGGTGGCGGTACGCTTACAAATACTACTGATTTGGCTCTCAAGGCTCCCATTGCTAGCCCAGTATTCACAGGCAACGTGGGTGTTGGTGTAACGCCAGAGACTTGGGGTACAAACGGAGACTATACAGGCTTACAAGTTGGTACTGGTTTGTCACTGTATGGTAGAGGTGCAGGTGATGAAGACAGGGTCGGTATGATGGGCAATGCCTACCATGATGCAACTAATGATAGGTATGAATACATTGGAACAGGACACGCAACACACTACGCCCACAGTGATGGGCAACACATATTCCAAGTAGCCCCAAGCGGCACAGCAGACGCAGCGATAAGTTGGACTACTGCTATGACTATTTCCAACACACGCAGAGTAGGTATACATGGAAACACTCATGCGCTTACTGGTATTGAAGAATCTTTAAATGTTAGTTGCAATAGAGATAGCGGTGGCAACGACTTGGGTATTTTTGTCAGTGGTAATAGACAGGCTGGTAATCATACTTCTATGAGATTCTACAATAACGTGCATGGAGTAACTGGTTCTATTACTCATGGAAATAATACATCAACCTCATACAACACATCCTCTGACTACCGACTAAAGACTGACGTTCAACCTATGACGGGAGCAGCAGACAGAGTTAAGTTGCTAAAGCCTTGTAACTTTGAGTGGATTGTAGACGGAACTAGAGTGGATGGTTTCATAGCACATGAGGCGCAAGAGGTAGTACCAGAGTCTGTCACAGGCACTAAAGATGCTATG